TAGTTGAAATAACACCACCAATTAAACACATTTTCAGTAAGTTATAAATATTAATATCAAGAAATAAATCAAATGCCTCAAGGCGGAAAAAGAGAAGGAGCAGGAAGGAAGCGCAAGGAAGAAAGACAATCCCTTGTTCAGAAACTAACCCCCTATGAGGGCGATGTATTGAAGGTGCTTTGTAAAGAGGCTAAGGCAGGAAACCCCGCTTTTGTTAAGATGTTTATGGAGTACCTTTATGGTAAGCCCGATCAGTTCATTAATGCCAAAGTAGATAATCAGGTAACCCAAAGCTATATGATCGGTGGCAGAACAATTAATTTTTAAGCCCTACCCAAAGCAAGACGAATTTATACAGGCTTGCGATTCAGAAAATTATACGGTCTTAGTATATGGTGGTGCGATGGGAGGCGGAAAGTCCTATGTTGCTATTACCTACCTAATCATCCTTTGTAAGATTTACCCAAAGAGTAAATGGGTTATCATCAGGGATTCGATACCCACGATGAAGAAGACCGCCTTAGAAACATTCCGAAAGGTTTGCCCATCTAACTTTTTAGAAGCCTTCAACCATCAGGAGATGACCGCCACGTTCACCAATGGCAGTCGTATCATCTTCATGGCTGAGGACTATCAGAACGATAAGGACTTTGACCGCTTTAAGGGGCTTGAGGTGAACGGCTTTTTACTTGAGCAGATAGAAGAACTTCAAGAGGGGCTATTAGACATTTGCCTTATCAGAGCAGGAAGATGGAGGATTGACCCAATGCCCAAGCCTATCATCTTAGCAACGGTTAACCCTACTCAGAACTGGGTAAAGAAAAGAATCTACGAGGCTTACATCAATAACGAACTACCCGATGATTGGTTTTACCTTCCTGCTACCATCTTAGATAATCCCATCCTTGCCAATGACGAGCAGTACATGAAGAACCTAACGAGGCTCGATCAAATGACGTACCGTAGGCATATCATAGGGGATTGGTCAGCCTTTGATACAAAGAATAGGTTCGCCTATGCCTTTGATGAAGCCAAACACGTAAAGCCATGTAGTTATAACCCTCATTTAGAGGTCATACTATCCTTTGACTTTAACTGCAACCCCATCACGTGTACGGCTTACCATGATTACGGGGATAGGATAGAATGCTTTAAGGAGTGGGGAATATCGGATAGTGACATCTACACGCTATGCTATCAGATCAAAGCCGATATGCCTGTTAGTTCGCTTTTCTTAGTAACGGGAGATAGTACTGGGGCAGCGAGGTCAGCACTTACTCAAGGTAATATCAATTATTATAGCGTCATCAAAAGCATTTTAGGATTAGGCAATGCTCAGATGAAACAACATAGGGTTAATTTCTCTCACGCTGATAGCTACGTGCTTGTCAATAGTGTACTTCAAAATGGCAATGTTAGTATCGATCCATCATGCAAGGGGTTAATCTTTGACCTCAATCATGTGAAGGTGGTGTATGTGGAGGAGAAGATGAAGATACTAAAAGATCGTAAAGATGAAACCCGAAACGCTGATTATATGGATACGTGGCGTTATCTTTGTCAAACATTTAGGGAGAATTTTGTAAAGTTCTTTTAAAGTTTATTATATTTGCAATGGCTGATAAGCATACGATGATCCCGATTTAATTTAATTATTCAATCGTCATGGCTTTATCTTATTCAGCTATACTAAGAGTTCCGCAAGCGGGTTCATTTACACAAATCACACTGCTTGATGTTTTTGAATTTGGATTAGGAAATACAGGTCCGCTTGCTTCTGTGGTAGCTACTCTTACATATTTAAAAACTACTTACGAGGGTCTTTTTGGAGGTACTTATTCATGGGTAATAACAAGCGACGCTACCTATGATATTTATACAATTTCATGGACAGGCTTAACGATTGATCCCGCAACTGATCCTGTTAGGGGTAATGTCGTTGCATTGATTTTAATAGATGACTTAAGTGGCGAACAAGCAGCAACCCAATACGCCTATGCTGACCTTTGCGAAGCCACAGGAAGTTGCACCCCATGTCCTCCATCAGTAAACCCTGACGATGCAACCGACTGTCTATCGTGCTATCCACTTGAGATAGAGTTTTGCGCCTCCACATTCGACATTGAAGGCTTAGAAGCCGATACCGAGTACACCATTAAGATAAAAGATAACGTGAGCAATAAGACATACGACTACGTAGCGACATCAGATCAATACGGCATCATCGAGATCACAACGGCTAACTATCCAACAGGAGTATTCACACCATTCAATTCACCGCTATCAATAACGATACTTGATGCCAATGGTGATCCAGTAATACTTACTTATGGCTATGTGAACTATTCATGTCTTGAGTTAAACGTTACTAACACCACTACCATAGTATGATAGATATTCTACTATTAATGGTCATCAATGCCCTTGCTATCATTGGCATTTACCTTTCCTTTGGAGAGGGTATGATCTTTCGTAGGCTTGGATTGTGGATTGAAAAGAAAGTCCATTACGATCTAACTAAGCCCCTATTCAATTGTCCTACGTGTATGGCATCGATCCATTCCATCATTCCTTTTTGGATGACCTATGAACTATCCTACCAAAGTGCGATTCTATACATCATCTACATCCCTGCCCTGTCATCATTATCGACATGGCTAAGTAAACAGATCATTGAAGAATGACATTAAAGGAATTGGGATTTAGTTATGCGGGTAAGTGTGCTTGTGTTGGCAAGCCTGAGAGGTGGGTAGCCGAGAAGAGATTGGAGTTGAAGAAATGGTCAACAGGTGCATGGAAGCTATTAAGGTCAGGACTACTTGTAAGGTATGGAAATGATCCACATTCAATCGAAGTAGAAGTGACTCAATACATGGAAAAGAATAATCTAATATGAAAAGAATTAAGAAACTAATTAGTAAGTGGTTTGCAAAGAAACCGAAGGTATGGAACTTAGAAGAAGGTCATGTGATAGTACCCGCCTTCATAGATCAAGGGGTTCAGTATTACGAGATAAAGGACATCTTCAATACGTTCTCCAATCGTGGACTCCTTGCCCTTCAAGTGTATGAGGAGTGGGATATGAGGCTCAAGAAAGAGGACTTGCTTGACTTCATCCTAGCCTTTGAGAAGACCATTAACAACCCCAAAGAGATTAACATCACCAACCTTGCTAACATCGTCAATATGCTAAAGGAGAGGGTTACCTTTCCCATCGCTACGAAGGACATCTATCTAAAGTTCGCATCGGTGCGATACTTTGATGAGAATGAAAGCCCCTACGTTTACGATCCTGAGTATAACAAAATCAAGATGGCAAGATGGTCAGAGGAGGGATCGAAGGTTGATGATTTTTTTATATTAGAGCAGCTAGGGGATATGCTGCCATTGCCCAAGCTATCAAAGGACGATTTGCCGAGTTATTTAGAGGCGGTTCAGAAGGTCGCAGACTATCAGTTACAGAACATCCAGCGTCTAAAATCGCAATGACCAATGAGAATGGATTCCTTCAACGGGTGTTAGTGAATCAAAGGTTCGGAGTGGATTGCACTAGACTAACAATATGGGAATACTTATTACTACTAGAACACACAGAAAAATCAGAAAAATAAATCTTAAATAAACTAAAATCATGGGACAAACAATTAACATCTTAGAACCAACGTTAAAATTCGGATCATTTGGAATAGCATCAATTCAAGTATCGATAACAGATAATGGTGTACCAGTAGCAACAAGATTCTATTATTTCTCAGTGTATGAATTTTTAGCAGTCGCAGACTCGGTAACGACAAACTACGCTAGCCTACATTTTGGCATACAACATAATCTCGATATAAGCAATGGAATTTATTCCACCTACCTCTATAACGGTGGATCACAACCATCGGCACATGAGTTGGTGATTGCAGTAGCAGAGGCGGTAGGTGCTATAACTCCATAAAATAAATGTCCTACACCTTTGAATCCCTTTCAAGCACCATCATTAAGGTGACAGAGAGTGGCAATGAGATACTTTACAAAAAGGTCTATTGCACCACTTCTGTCAATGGCGATTATTTTATCTTCATGGCGCATGACTTTGAAACGGGAAAGCTACAACAACAATATCAGTTACTCTATACCGATTCAACCAACCCGATAGCAGCCTCAGCCGTAGCATTGAAGGTGGCGGTCGATTTGCTGATCGATAGTTATGCAGGTGGAGGTGGAGGATTAACCCTAACGGAAACAGAGATAGACTTCGGTTCATTACCCGTACAAGGTAAGAAGTTCACCATTACTCAAGCGGGTGTATTACCTGCCTCACTCGTTAGCGTATCGCCTTCGGGTAACGTAGCTACATCACGAGTGGGAGATGACTACGAGTGGGATTCAATAAACTTCTCGGCAAAACCAAACACAGGAACATTCACATTAACGGCTTATGCTTCGGGACGCATTCGAGGTAAGCGAAAAATATTATACACATGGCAATAATTGAAACAGGGTCAGCAGCGGTAGGAACTGCAAGTGTTGACACAGACAATAATCTTCAAGTAGTAGCACCCGGCTTTACGGCAGATGGAACAGAGCGTGGAGGTGGATCACTTAATGCAGAGGCTATGTTTTCTGAGGTTGATGATGGTACGCTGACAGGAGTACGTGAGATGCTATCTCCCGAAGTAGATAAAGACTTTAGACTTCGTGTAGCCCATGATAATGTCGTGGATCAAGAACTCTTTAACTATACGGCTCAGAATACGGGTAAGCATACCTTTACCTTTACTACACTAGCAGCGACCATCACAGCAAGTGGAATCACCACCAACTCATCAAGTATAACTACTACAACTACTGGGTTAAACTTTGGAACATTTGCCATGTTCCCTATTGGTGGAACGCAGAACATAGTTTGTGAAACTTCTGTTAGTTTCACCGCTCAACCCGTAGCTAATGTTATTATTGACTTTGGATTATTTCAAAGAGGGGCTACAACCGCCTTCGCTCCTTTAGATGGTATTTACTTTAGGGTAAATTCTTCGGGTATGTTTGGAGTCATCAATAGCAATGGTACGGAAACAACGGTAGCCCTTACAATTAATCAAGGAGCAGACCCTTTCCTTTACACTAATAATGCAGTCAATAGATACTTGATTCAAACAAGTAATGTATCTACTACATTTTGGGTAAACAACTACAAGGTAGGAGAGATACCTAACCCCACAGGAACGAACTTTGCGTGTAAGTCACAAGCCTTGCCCTATTCATTTAGGCACGCTATTGTTGGAGGCGCAGCAGGAGGTGTTCTTCAAGCTATCTTTACTGATTACAGAGTTCACCTTCGTGGTCTTCAATATGCTGATTCGTTGGGAACGATAGGCAATAGGGTCTTTGGATCGTATCAAGGATTATCGGGTGGCACGATGGGTCAACTCATTGCAGGTACGGTAACATCAGGAACACTTGTAAAGCCAACCGCAGCCGTACCATTGAATACTTCTTTAGCAGCCAACTTACCTAATAGCTTAGGAGGTCGTGCCTATGAAACATTAACGGGAGGATTAGCAGCTAACGTAGATGGGATATTGGCAAGTTTCACCGTACCTGCGGGGTCGGCTCTTGTTCAAGGTCGCAGGTTAAAGGTTACGGGAATACAATTAAGATCACATATCTCTACTGTCATTGTAGGTACTGCAATCACCAATGAGTATTACATAGCCTTTGGACATACGGCAGACTCAATGGCTACGACTGAATCGGCTTCAATGGCTACTGCTACCACAAAAGCACCAAGAAGGATTATGCTACCTGACTTTACTCAGATCATAACGGCAGCGCAAGCGGTTACTACCATAGTGAGTCAAGGGGCAGGTTATATTAGATTCGATAATCCTATTTACGTTAATCCTAGCGAAAGGATTGCATTAATCATCAATAAGACTGGAACAGTACCTACATCGGGTGTAGTAGCACACGTATATCAATTCGACTATTCTTGGGAATAAATCATGGCAACGGAAAACATACTCATCAAATTCACCTCTGATACAACGGGGTTAAAGGACTCTGTTGCTGAACTTCAAAAGATAGGTAAGCTATCGGAGGAGGATGCTAAGAAGTTTCAGATGATGGAGGGCTTTGCCGAAGGTGTGGCAGATGCTTTGAAGGAGGCGGGTATAGATGCCAAGACTTTAAATAAAGAGATTAGTAGTACTGTTAATAGTGGTAAGTCCTTAAAGGCTCAATTTGCGGATGCAAAGAATGAAGCGGTGAAGTTATCTCGTGAGTTTGGTGCTACATCGGTTCAGGCTCGTAACGCAGCCAAGTCGGCAGCACTTTTAAAGGATGAGATCGATGATATGAATGGGGTGTTGAAGGCTCTCAACCCCGAAGCTAAACTCAACGCATTCGTCAACTTAGGTCAAGGGGTGCAAGGGGCATTCCAAGCAGCTACGGGAGCATTGCAGGTCTTTGGAGTGGAGAATGAGCGCATCACTAAGTTAGCCCAACAGTTTCAAGGGGTGCTTAATCTTACTCAAGGGATCAATAGCGTGCTTCAATTAAAGGATGTCTATACGCAGTTAAGATTGGTGCTAGGGGTTACTACGGCTGCTCAAAATGGATTGAATGCTTCTATGTTAGCTAATCCCTATGTTTTAGTGGGTACTGCCGTTGTAGCACTTGTAGCTGCCTTGATTATTCTAAATGATAAAACAGAAGAATATAAGATTACAGAAGAACAATTAAACAAAATTAAAGAGTCAAGTATTGATGCAACGGAAGGATTAACAAGTGCTGAGGATGCGCTAGCAATTCAAAGGGATAAGAATGCAACTTTTGATATTCAAAGAAGGAATGAGAATATTAAATTACAGAAAGATTTATTTAATCTTTTACAGAATCAAAAAGTAGCGCAATATGAATTAAATGCAGCCCAAGAAAAGGTAAATGAATTAGGTCGTGGTGCTTTTATTGGACTTGTGAAGGAAAGGAATCTAAGACTTGATTTAGCTAAGAAACTTAAAAAGGATGCGGATGAGGCAATTGCTAATAGGTTTAAAGAATTTACAGCGATTCGTACTACAATCACATTAAAAGAAAAAGAGGCAATCGCAGAAGATAAATTAAAGAATAAAAAGAAGGAAAGAAAAAAAGTAGAAGAGGAATCGATTCAGTTTATGAAGTCTTTAGGTGTTGAGGCTGCTTTGACAAATGATGAGATAATAAATATTTCGGATGAGGCATTTGCTAAGATGGAAGATGCTTTAAGAATAGTTAATGCGAATGCTCTTGACGTGAAGAAGTCTATCGCAGCAATTAATAAGGAGTTAAATAATATTCAGCCCGAGAAAGTTGCTATAAAAAAAACAGGTACTGATTTTAACAAAGAATTATTTGATAAGGAAGATAAAAGAAGAAAAGAAAGCGCAGAAGTTGCCGTAAATTTAGCAATTGAATCGGCAGCATTTATTTCCGACTTAAACAGAACATCAGCCCAAAATCAAATTGATGATCTTGAACAACAAAAAGAAAGAGGTATTATCTCAGAGGAGCAATATCAAGACAGGTTAAAGAAGATAAAAACAGAAGCAGCGAAAAGAGATAAAGAACTTGCTATTTTTAGCGCATCTATTCTCTTTGCGCAGGCTCTTATTAACGCCCTTACATTTAAACCTGCAAATGCCGTACCTGCTGCCATTGTTCTTGCTACTGTTACTGCGGGAATAAATCTTGCTAAGATCATTGCAACCCCTATTCCTAGATTCAAAGAAGGAACGCTAAACGTTGGGGGAGGTTCATTAGATAGCGATGGAGGTATGCAAGCAATCATTCACAGAGGCGAGGCTATTATACCTGCTGATCGAAATAGAGAATACCATCCAACTATCAAAGCCCTTTATAATAGACAAGTGAAAGCCTCCGATATCAATGCCTTTGTTCAGAATAAGCTATCGGGTAAGATGAATCATAATGTCAATGCTAAGATTAATTCTAAGGAACTAGCGAGGGCAATGGACAAAGGAAATACGGTAAAGATTGAGAATGCTAGTGCCGTAGGTAGAGTGATAGCAAACGAATTGTCTAAAGGATATAATCGTAGAAATATAATATGATTAGATTTATATTTGATACAACCAACATTGTCGATCCTGCTGCCAATTGGGAAGAGGTTTCATCTACCATAAAAAGGGATGAGCAGTACAATCTATTTTTACTCTATCAAGAATATACGCTTAACTTCATTGGTTCGGGTTTTGATTATATTATGGATAAGATCACCAATGATGGGTTTTGTACTAAGATAGATATAACTATTCAAAGCCAATGCGATCAGTCGTGGTCAACCATCTTTAACGGCATTATATTTATTAGCGATTGCGAGGTCAATGAAAAGACCTGCGAGGTTAAATGTAAGGTAAGCGACAAGTCTTTTTTTAGCAAGGTCAACAACAATAAGAATATCAAAACATCTTTAGCGGGATTATTTACTAAGAACCTAGTACCATTAGCAGCAGCCAGTCAATATGACTTGGATGTGTATAATGTTACTGCAAATGCATTAGTAAGAAATAACGTGCCATCTTGTAGAATAGAGGAGGCTTTTAACTACTTCATTAGCTTCATGACCGATAGTACGGTAACCTTTGCTAGTTCTACCTTTGGCGTGGGTGGTGAATGGGAGGGGTTATGTATCACAACAGGCGAAAGATTGAGAGGTGTAACGCCTACCATAAATGTAGGTCAATGGTCTGCATTTAATTTTATAACTTTATTTCAAGAGATCAATAATAGAATACCCATCATCCTACTTGTAGAGAATCCATTTAGCAATCCAATAATAAGAATTGAGAGTTTGGAATATTTGTACGGATCATCGAACACCTTTAATGCAACCAATATTGATGAAATCATTACAAGTTACGACAATGAGAAGTTATACGCTATCATCAAATTTGGAAGCCCAACCGATACTATCACAATAGACTTTCCTGAATCAATAGATTTCTTTGGATTCAAAACAGAGGAGTTCCATGTGCTTGGAACTTGTAATTTAGATCAGTCCCTAGATTTATCAAGCGACTGGGTGGTGAGTAGTAATATTATTCAACAAGTTGTTGCAGCATCCCAAGACTACGATAAAGATATTATACTCATCAATAGTGAACTTACGGATATTTCAAATGGAAGGACAACGAATGCCAACTTTTTAAATGTAACCCCTGCAAGGTATCACTACAATGAACTGCTTAATAATGACAATATCTCTCAAAGATACTTACCTGAATTAAGTAATAGCATGGCTTCTTTTTATGTGGATACTAATTTTGGGGAGGCATTAGGATATTTGCCTTCTTCTTTTAGCCATGTTAATTTTAATACAAATGAAGACTTTACGGGATTCTTGACTGCGGAGAGTTTTGATTACGGCAATAACTTTGATACAGTAACTGGAATATACACCGCACCACAACCTGCGGTCTATATGGTAACGGCTCAATTAAGTATAACGCCCCAAACTGCAAATGGTACGGGGTTTAATTGGTATCAGATATGGCTTGAGCATTACAACCAAGCTAATATATTACAAACTATTTATCAGATTGCCACTCCTAATAACTTTTTAGGGGTAGGTATTGCTAATGCGTATTGGGTTGCAGGAGGAACAAGCACATTTGTAAAGACACTAACACCCACCACCATATCAATGGTAACAGGGGACTATCTTAGTTATCGTATCAAGTCATTTCCTGATGGCGTGCCTCAGTCGGGTGTTTATCAAGGAGGACAACATTACACAGTTAACGCAGGTTCATCGAATACATTCCTAGCAATAACCGATACTACCATTGCAGGAGGAGTATTCAATGATGTTGACCCCGATAATATCAAAGTTCAATTACATAAGTTTAATTACCCAATGACTCAAGATGATTTTAATAGCGTGCTAAATAACCCTATTGGTAAAATAGGATTCGCTATGAATAATCAACAGTTAAGGTATGGATGGATAAAAGAATTAAAATATAATCACACTAGCGCAATGGCTAGCTTTGTTTTATCTACAAGTAAATCTACAATCGATGCCACTTAACTTTATACCCAACCAACCCTTCCTATTTGAGCAGGCTCTTCCCGATCAGCCTTGCCTCAATAACGACCCGAATGTCTATACGCAGATGGTAACGGCTGACGATACTATTTGCGTTCAACAGATACTTACACCGTGCTTGGAGGATGTGCTATGTGATCCTAATATGTCTGAACTAGGCGCAGACTTATTAACGGGATCGTGGACTGTCAACAACGGTTGGACTAGTGCTGATGTGAACCACCTAGAATACGATGGGGCTAACTATGTATTAAATGAGAATTGTTTTCTTACACTTGCTTCAATGGTTGCGGGGAGGGCTTATAAACTATCCTTTGAGATAACAAGCGTAACGGGTGCGATGGGTGTCTATGTAGCTTTTGGAAGTAGCGCAGAGGGTGTTTTATACGATGCACTAGGAACGTATGATGTGTATTTAATAAACGATCAAACGCCTTCTTTTATAACATTTTTCTATTTAGGGTTTACTCCTACTGCTGGCGATACGATTGCGATAACGGTAAACTCTTTTCAGCAGGTAACGGATGATTGTTGGAACGCTAATTACTTAGATTGGACATACTCGTATGATGAAACAACTGGGCAAGGCAAGTACTGTTCTATTGTTACATTAGATGGTGACCTAGTCAACACGTCAGCCTATGCAAATGATTTAAACTATCACAGGGTAACGCTAACGATAACCGACTCAACGGCAGGAGGTCTTGAGGTTATTCTAGGAGGCGTGTACTTGGGTACTACAACAGGCAATGGAGAGTTCACATTCTATGGTATTCCTACCGATTCATCATTAGAATTAATTCTTAGAAAGGTAGATTCCTTTGATGGTTGTGTAAGCCTTGTCGATGTTGATGACTTTGGATTTTTTGATACTTTAGATCCTGGCGATTCCATTTGTCAATTAACGGTTGTAAACACCGCACAAACACAAGAATCAAGCGTTATTGCTTTTGAACTTTGGGATGATCGAATAATATGGTGCTTCAATACTTCGATCTTACAAAGTGAATTATCACCTATCGAGATGGATTGCAATGACACCTATCAATTAAAGATACTATACGCCTGCGATTTTGAAGTAATCTATATTTCTACCACCGCCTTTAGATGGAACGCTAGCGGATGGGATTGCACCTTTATCATGTCAGCCTACTCGGATGGATATGCCTTTGGGTTCTACTTCGGATCGGTTACTGCTCCCTTATTCTACCTAACCCAAAGACTTCGCATACTACAATTCGCACCCAAGTACCCTGCCGTTGGTGAGGAGTATCTTTACTCGAATGGTTCATTTAGTCGTTCATTTGCTCAGAGCGGAAAGGTTCGTCAGGCGTGGTTCGACTATGTAGATGAAACGTGCCATGACGTTATTAGACTGCAAGTACTAAGCGATGTATTAACTCTTGATAGTGATGTTTACTTTGCACCATTAAAAGACTACGAGCCTGAGTGGGATGAGCATCGTTACAACTTAGCGCAGTCGAGAATTGACTTAGTGAAGGAAGAAACGCTATTTAATAGGTCATGTTTCTCGATAGGTCAATCACCATGCACGACTAATGTGGTAACGATTCCACCATCGACTACGATAGGCTACGAGATAGTTGGGGAGTTTGACCTTACTTCGGTTACGGCATCCAACTTTGATTTTATATTTGCGTGTCAAGGAAGTTATGGTACATTTAGCCTAAATGATGCCACCACTTTAGTAGGAAGAAATGCGATAACATCCTATTTAGAATCTTGGATTACAAGTACGTCATTTGGATTAAGCGGAACAATAATAAATACATCAGTCACATACGTAGCCCCAATGCTTCAAATCACGATCATAGGCACGGGGGATTATACATCTACAAATTCAGCCGTTGCATTTATGGTTAATCCTACGGGCGATCCCGGTAATGTAATAATGCTTCAACCTGCCTAATATGAACGGAATTATAACCATAGCAACAAAGCACGCCCTTTATGGGAGATATGCCTATAACTTAGCGGTAAGTTTAAGGGCTACCAATCCCATCGTACCCATTAGCATCATTGCCGATGAGATCGGACTATCGCACCTAAGCCAAACGCAAAGGGCTATCTTCGATCAGATCATTGCACCCGACTTTCACGACTATTCCAATGGTGAAAAGATTACACCGCTCACCTTAAAATATCATCTCTATAAATACTCGCCTTACGAGAATACGATCTTCATGGATGCCGATACCATACTCACGCCAACGGCTAATGTACAAGGTATGTTTGAGGCTTTAAGTGGTATCAACTTTACCATAGCTAACAGAGGAGAGCAAAGCCCACAGGAAGGAATAAGTCAATGGGTAATGGGAAAGTATCTAGACGTACCATATTGGTATGACCTAAGTAGTGAGTTCATCTACTTTAAAAAAGGGATAGTGGCAAAGAATGTATTTAGCGATGCCCTTAAACATTATAAGCAAGGCATATTACCTACCAAAGCCTTTGCAGGGGATAAGCCCGATGAACCATTCCTAATGCTTGGCATGATTGACAATGGCATCAAGCCCCACAAAGTACCATTCAAGCCTTCGTTTTGGTACGCTGCCGAGAAGCACATAACGGCAGTAAAGGTTAAGACAGAGTACTTAATGTTTTCTCTAGGAGGCAAGTTAATTCCTAAAGCGCAAAGATTAATTTATGACGATATTTGTAAAAATGTAAGTTATAGATCGGGACTGGCTACCATGTCCATACATCAAAAGATGAACTCGATGAATGAACGTAAAGTAATTTAAAAGCCATGCCACAAATAACCACTAAATTCTTAGAACCATATATCACCTACAATATACGTCATACTCATTATGATGTGTGTTGTGAAAAGGCTCACGAGATTGACATCCATGCTTCGGGGCTTTATCCTGATAAACTCATCGGTGAGCGCAGACCTGCCGAATCAGAGCAGATACAAGCCTATCGTAAGAAGATATTCGTACCTAAGACAAAGCCTGTCTTTAATAAGATATTCAATAGTCTTATGAAGATTCCACGCTCGCCTGACTTCTCTATCATGTTCGATGATGATATACCTAGCAAGATTGCTACGGGTGAAACATTGAAGGATTACATTAGCGAAGGCATACCAGTATGGGGTAGTGTATCTAGTTGGTATTGGTCAATCGCCTTTAGACATTATCTAATCGATGCTAATGCGGTGGTGTTAACGATGCCTAATAACTTTCAGAGTCAAGACAATGAATATTATAAGCCCGTTCCATTAATCTTTACAAGTGATCGAGTGATTGATTATAAAGAAGGAGAGTACTATGTCCTGCTTTCATCAGACCCCGTAAGGTATGATGAGTCAGGGACTTCGTATAGTGATGGGAGGAAGTACTACGTGGTTCAGCCCGATGTGATTCAGGCTTTTGAGTTTAAGCCTAGAGCCACTAATTCATTCAATGAGATAATGAATATTACTAATATCTTAGGCTATATGCCTGTCAGGTCTTTGCGTGGGATATGCACCGAGCAAGGCGAAGGATATGCACTTTACGAGAGTAGGATTGATGGTATTGTGCCAATGCTTAACGAGGCGGTGCGTGAGTACTCGGACTTACAGGCAGAGGTAGTTCAGCACATCCATTCTACGATGTGGACTATTCAGCCCCAAGAGTGTAAGGATTGCAAAGGTACTGGGAGAATACCAAAAGAGAATAGCGCACCTATTAGATGTAAGGCGTGTAAGGGCATGGGGATTGCTCCAATGAATCCATTTGAATCGCTTACTATACCTATGGCAAAGGCAGGAGAGCCTCAGCCAGTAACCCCTCCAATGGGCTACGTGGAAAAGAATACGGAGATAGCAAGATTGCAGGCTGAACGTATTGCACAACATATCTTAGATGCTTATTCATCTATCAACATGGAGTACTTAGCTGACGTACCTTTAGCGCAAAGTGGAGTAGCCAAGCAAGTGGATCGGGAGGAACTTTATTCATTCGTGCATAGTGTTGCATCGGATTGCGTACGTATTATTAGCGAGGTCATCTACGATATTAATGGGTGGAGATACAAGGAAACGATCCAAGATGTGAAGATGTTGGAATCAATGCTACCCGCTATCACTATTCCCGAAAGGTTTGATCTATTAAGTGCAACCGTACTTATTGAGGAGTTAAAGGGAATGATCGAGGCGAAGGTTGACCCCGCTATTGTCAATGCTACACAGATTGACTTAGTAGAAAAGAGATTTGCTAACGATCCAATGGTACGTGATACGGTTAAACTTAAATTAAAACTTGACCCCTTTGGTGGTGCTAACCCTGATGCGGTGGCGGTCAACAAGACCTT